CGGCCAATACGTTAACGTTAGCAGACAAAGAGATATTATTAGCATTAGCAGCAGCAAATGTGGCGGCCAATACGTTAACGTTAGCAGACAAAGAGATATTATTAGCATTAGCAGCAGCAAATGTGGCGGCCAATACGTTAACGTTAGCAGACAAAGAGATATTATTAGCATTAGCAGCAGCAAATGTGGCGGCCAATACGTTAACGTTAGCAGACAAAGAGATATTATTAGCATTAGCAGCAGCAAATGTGGCAGCCAAGGTATTGACGTTTGCAGACAAAGAGATATTATTAGCATTAGCAGCAGCAAATGTGGCAGCCAAGGTATTGACGTTTGCAGACAAAGAGATATTATTAGCATTAGCAGCAGCAAATGTGGCAGCCAAGGTATTGACGTTTGCAGACAAAGATATAGCATTTGTATTTGCTGCTATATAAGCAACGTTAAGGGCACCATATGCGGTTACGGGAGCAGCATATGTATAGATAGCACCATCATCAATGATTCTGTTCCATACAATACTTGTTGTGTTTAGGGTATCAGTGATCTTGATATTGGTGTCGTATAGTTTACCACCATTAGTTGTACCAGCATCAACAGCAACCATTGCGGAAGCAATATCACCAATAACATCAGCGTCAGCGGATCTTGCCCATGCTGTTGCTGAAACTACATAAAGACCATTCTGGTTTGCTAATGTTTGATCTTTTACTAGAACTCTATTGCCTGCTGAGACAGCAACACCGTCAATCGTTTGTGTTCCATATAATGCAATATTAGCGGTTGTTGCCGCAGTTACGGATCTCTTAACGAACGCACTTGGCAAGTTTTCTAGAGTTAGATTTGTAATTAATCCTGCTATCAAGTTTACGTTAGCAGACAAAGAAATGTTATTGGCATTAGCAGCAGCAAAGGTGGCGGCCAAGGTATTGACGTTAGCAGATAATGTCTGGCTATTAGATACAAAAGATGCAGCCAAGGTATTGACGTTAGCAGATAATGTCTGGCTATTAGATACAAAAGATGCAGCCAAGGTATTGACGTTAGCAGATAATGTCTGGCTATTAGATACAAAAGATGCAGCCAAGGTATTGACGTTAGCAGACAAAGAAATGTTATTGGCATTAGCAGCAGCAAATGTGGCAGCCAATACGTTAACGTTAGCAGACAAAGAGATATTATTAGCATTAGCAGCAGCAAATGTGGCAGCCAATACGTTAACGTTAGCAGATAGTGTGACCGCATTTGCATTACTAGCGACGATTGCAGCAATAACGTTTGTACCACCAACAGTAAGATTGGGTAGAGAGATATTAGCACCACCAGCGACATCTAACTTATAATTACTTGAGTTACCTGCTGCGGTACCAATGCCAACGTTACCATAATACTGGCCGAGTGTAATCTGTTGTGAAGCAACATTGACCTCGATTAGCGGTAGTCCAGATACATCGTTAACTGAAAAGATAGTGTTTGATAGATCATTTGTGATTGAGAACAACTGACCAGCAGTACCTTCAAATGACAGTGTACCATTTGCTGTTGGATATACAACTAATTCGATGTCAGTGTTATTCGTTGAATCTCCACCAGAAAACACGATTGTTGGATCACCGGTTGTTGATCCTGTGTTTGGTGTGATAACTATGTTCTTATAAGTATTAGCCATTTGATCCTATCTCTGTTCTGACTATTTATATATTGTATCTGCCACGAAGTGCAATAAAATTTTGTTCGATCTCAGATGCTGACAATGTGCGATTGTATATCTTAACATTAGATACACTACCTTTAAACGGATACCAAGGCGCTGTACCATTGTTACCACTATTGCCATCACCGATCATGAACTTGTATGGGTAGTCTGTGACTGAACCTGCATAAGATACTGATCCAGTTTCATTACCATTTATATATATTTTCATGGTGGTATTGACACCATCATATGACGTTGTAAATGCTGTATGATACCAGGTGTTAGTTGTCAATCCACCGGATGATAATGTTTTTTGTGTACCACCAATAGCGATTGAGAAAAATAAAGAATTGCCATTATAGAAACTGAAATATGGTAGAAATCTTCCCATGAACATATTAAAGGTGTTCAGGTTCTGAGAGCAATTTACCCATGCTTCCCATGTAGCATTGTTGCCAAATGACACTGTATTGGTAGTAACAACACAACTATTAGCACCAAGATTTCCGTCAAATGTCATATAACCAGCGGAATTGTGTGGATCAACACTGTTCAATACAGATCCATGATTAGATCCTATCATATCATACCATTCTGAACCAACTCCTGCAATTAGATCAGCAATAGTTGGTTGAGAACCATCACACAAATCAATTCTTGGTTGATAGAACTGCTGATTGGTTGTAGTAATAGTAGAGTAGAATAGATATGCTCTATGAATTGTTTTTGTATTTGTTGGCTTCCACACCCAGTCACCTTGGTTAGGCGAACCTTGGAACTTAGTTCCTGATGTGTTCCATAAGCCACTGTCTGTGTGAACGCTTCCTGTTCCACTATTGGCAGGAAAAACATGGCCGACAACTAGCATCCATTCGTTGTTTGCAATACTCGCTGGCCAACCGCCCGCTGAAAAATAGGGGTTAGTGCTTACTGATGCTGTGTTTGCTCTTAATAGAACACCGTCATTACCAAGCCCAGCATTGATTCCATATAGGCCCATATAGTAACTACCATCACCAATATTCTTTCTGCGTAGCCATACTGAAAATCTGTATAGTTGAGAAGAATCAATTGACACGTAAGGACTGCTGAATCCACCATCAGCGTCACTCGTAGCGTCATTAGATGGAGAATCCCAGACAAGCGTAGTAACACCAAAAGGACCTGTGTCTAGTATTCTTTGATTTTCTGATACAGAACCATTGTATGAGAATGTAGTGGTGCCACCTGTCCCTAACGTCCAGTCGCTAAGATCAAGAAGGTTCTTATATCCTCTTGCTGATCTATTAGTATTAGCAGCGTCCCAGTAACTTACTAGTCCATTAGTGACTATAGATGGTGAATGTCCTAGTGCCATTATAAACCATATCTCCCCTTGTATGCATTGTAATATGCGGAGATTTGTGATGGTGTTAGTTCAACATTCCATAAACCAATTTTTGATAAGGTGCATGGAGCATAATAGCCTGAATAATTTGCTATCGTAGCACCCGATGGATTGTTCAATGTGCCTGTATATGTAGAGGTAGAGGCATCCCATAAAGTTCCATTAACATATAGTTTAAGAGTCGATCCAGATGACCAGGATACGACAAAGTGATACCAGTTACCATAAGTTGCAGTGAACGCTGTTTCGGTTGCGATATTTCCTATTGTTACCAAACTCGCTTGACCAAATACAGAATTATCAAAAAATTTAGTGCCTGTGATGATATAATCAAGAGAGAATAGAGTTGTTGTTGCACCTGCATTACTACCAGTGATTTTGGCAAAGGTGCTCGTAGTAAAAGCAGTCATACCGGTGGTGCCTGCTATACTGGCTATGTCACCATATTGATTAGTTCCGTTAAAAGTCAATGCACCACTACTGTATGTTGGTGCATTAGACAGTGTAGCGTTGTTACCATTACCAGATAAATCATACCAGGTTGATCCACTACCGGGATAACTGGTAGTTGTATAGGCGTCTAGGTCTACAAGTAACCCCTGTGCTAGTATTTTAGATGGTCCATAGGTTACTGCCATTATTCCTCATACTCCACAACTAGTTTATCAACGTCCTTACGTTCTGCATATACATGATAGAAGCAATAAGGCTGTGTATGGTTTTCCGTATCAATATGAATCTTCAAGCCATCAATATCAGAAACATATAGATTCTGACTATGACCGATAGCAGTTAGATTGACTGTGATGGTATCTAGATCAACTAGACCTTCCCAGTAATCTGGCAGATTAATAACTTTCTCACCATCTAGTTTACCACGAACATAGACACCGTTTTCTGGACCTTCTAGCGATCCATAACGTAGTTTCATACCAGGCTTAGTTGGGTGCTTAATTTCGAACGACTTAGTTACAGCATATAGACCACCGGTAATTCTAAAGTTACCAGTTGCAGATGAAAGTTCCGCTACAATGGTTGGTGTGGTGGATGTGCCACCACCTGCTTCCCATGTCCAACCATAACCAGCAGTATTTTCAACAAATGATCTTCTAGCCCAAGATGTGACATACGTACCTGTTGGAGCGGTGACCGTTGCTGTCCAACCTTGTCCAGCACCAGCGGGTGCCATGTAGTCTTGCCATGCTGTATATGTTGGAGAATACCAGTTAATACCAGTTGATGCAGAAGCAATACGACGCATCTGATGTATGTTACTCACCACATTTGGTGTGTAGATAGGACCATTGACTTCTAGTTTATATCCGGGTGTTGCGGTACCGATACCAACGTTACCATCAGCACCAAGTGTCATCTTTGTGCTATTGCCAGTGATGAATGATACTGTATTAGATGAATAAGATCCAAAATAGACTGTGTTAGCAGATGTGGATGGTGTAAATACAGCACTCATAGCACCTTCGAACAGTGCTAGTCCTGGAAGACCAGATGATGAAGATGTTGTTGTTACACCAATACCTGCTGCTCCTGATGTGACACCTAGGCGATAAGTAGCACTTGCACCCTGGCCAATACCAACGTTACCATTGTTACCGATAGACATTCTGACTGTATTATTGGTACCAAAAACCATAGGTTCTGATTGCGTTTGCCAAACATACATTTGACCAGATATTGGACTACCATAACCAACATATCCCATCTCAGAACCAGAACTGTTCAAGAATTGTAGATATGCACTTGTGTTAGAGTATGCAGATTGAATACCAACTACGGCAGCCGTTGCAGGAGCAGCATTGACATGTAGTCTAGATGTTGGACTAGTGATACCAATTCCAACGTTACCGGTTTCAGTAATTCTCATTACTTCTTGTGGTGTAAACTGCGTATTTGCTGCAATTGTCTGTGAACCATTAGCAAAGAACTGAATACCACCAGTTGACATGTTCATTCTAATAGCAGAGCGATATATCGAAGAACTACCATATGAAGAATCATATGCATCTGTAAAGGTATTACCCTTCATACCGGTACCTAGAACAAGACCGGATGAACTATATGGGGTCCAGATAGAAGCATAATGTCCTCCACCACCACCCCAAACAATACCACGACCAGCAGTTCCTGATCCTAAATCGATGACACCAACAGGTGCTGCTGTACCAACACCAAGATTTCCATCGGTGTTAAGAGTCAATGCATTGTTGAGTGTAGCAACTGCACCGGCCGTTCCTGATGGTGCCAAGTACCATCTATGAGCGCCCGAGTTCATCATATAAGCAGAGGCAACAGCAGATGCTTTGTAATTAAATACACCAGCAGATGATTCGTATAAATTGAATCCTAAGAATCCAACACCATTAGATGTTGTTGAAATTGATGTATAAGCACCAATATCGATTGCTCTTGCTGTTGATACCCATGGGCTTGGTATTACACTAAGTCCTAAGAAACCGTCATTATCCAGTCTTAGTCTTTCGGTCAGTGTTGAACTGTTTCTGAAAATTAAGTTACCAGCAGTTCCACCTCTATTGAGGTCCACATAGTAATCACTACCACTTTGGGCTAATACTGTGTAGTTTGATGGGTTTCTGAATACTAGACCGGCATTTGAAGCATCATAAACTTGCATCCTAAATGATGGCATTGTATTGTTAGTACCAACACTTAGATTGCCAGCGGGAACAAATATATCACCATTATATGAAGTGCCAGATGTGTTGGCTAGTTTACCAGCGGTACATGCTGCTAATACTGCTATGTTAGCACCCTGAGTAGCATTGTTACTCACTACAGCAGCAGCCAATACGTTAACATTGGTTGATAATGAAACTGTATTTGATGTTAGAGTTGCAATATCAGTATTAGATGCAATGTATGTCGTAATAGCGGCATTAGCATTACTGGTAAATGCCCAAGCATCGGCTGCTTCTACCCATATTAGAGCAGCATTAGCAGCAGCACTACCACGATTGACTTCTATGCCAGCATTTTCAGTTGGTGTTATATTGCCTGGTAGATCAGCATTAAGAACTACTAGGTTATCACCAATCAATAGTGTCTGTGTATTGACATATGATTGGGATCCACTAACAGTCAAACTACCAGTAATAGCAACGTCACCAGAAATGGTACCGCCAGATTTATTATATGCTGCACCAGCCAAAGTGTTAACATTTGCTGCTAAAGTATTAACATTGGTTGATAGTGATACGGAGTTAGCGTTAGCCAAAACAAATGTAGCAGCCAAGGTATTAACGTTAGCAGACAAAGAAATGTTGTTAGCATTAGCAGCAACAAAGGTGGCTGCCAAAGTGTTGACGTTTGCTGACAGTGTTTGAGCATTAGTATTAGCAGCCAAGTAAGCAACGTTTAATGCACCATAGGCAGTAATAGGAGCAGCATACGTATAGATAGCACCGTCATCGATAATTCTATACCAGGTAATGCTTGTTGTGTTTAAGGTGTCAGTTATCTTGATATCATTGTCATAGAGTTTGCCACCATTAGTTGTACCAGCGTCAACAGCAACCAACGCTGAAGCAATATCACCAATAACATCGGCATCAGCGGATCTTGTCCATGCTGTTGCGGAAACTACATAAAGTCCATTTTGATTTGCGAGTGTTTGGTCTTTGACTAGAACTCTATTGCCTGCGGAAACAGCAACACCATCAATCGTTTGTGTTCCGTATAGAGCAATGTTAGCAGTTGTGGCTGCTGTTACTGACCTCTTAACGAAAGCGGTCGGTACATTTTCTAGAGTTAGATTGGTGATTGCACCGGCAATAGTATTAACATTGGCAGCCAAAGCAGCGATGTTGGCACCTTGTGTAGCATTATTGGATATAACTGCGGCCGCCAAGATATTAACATTAGCGGACAATGACTGACTATTAGAGACAAAGGCACCTGCTAGGGTATTGACATTGGCAGATAATGACTGACTATTGGATACAAAGGCAGCAGCCAATGTGTTAACGTTAGATGAAAGCGTAACAGCATTAGCGTTAGATGCTACGATAGCAGCAATAACGTTTGTACCGCCGACAACTAGATTTGGTAAAGCGATGTTAGCATTACCGTTGACATGTAGTGATGCTGCTGGTGTAGTAACACCGATACCAATATTTCCTGCAAAGTAGTTTTGTCCACCAGCAGAATAAATCGAGTAGTTAGTATTACCACCGGTAATAGCATCAATATACAAGCCATATGATGCTGTGATAAAACCACCACCTGTAGTTGTAGAGTTTCTAGCCCAAACAGAATAAGCAGATCCTACAATCGAATTGCTTCTATTATATGTTCTACCCGCTATGCCAACCATTCTCAACAAATATGATGGGCTATAATGATAAACGTTACCGTATATACCTCTGAGGTCTCCAGTTGCATAACCATCTGTGATATTGGAATCTGATGCAATACTACCAAAGAAACCATATCCATAATATGTGTTAGTGGTATTTGCTGTTGGTGCCCATACTCCAGAAAATTGTGCGGCCGTAACACTGTCACCATTCAACATCGAATTGGGATTATAACTAAGTGTTGGATATGCTCTTACAGCAAAAACTCTATTCGTTGAATCTGCTGGATCGATACCGTGTGTTGAGACGACTGTTGTGTCTGGTATCTGCAAATAACCGGATAAACTTGTATTGCCAACAACGTCTAATGTATAAGATGCAGAACTTGTTCCAATACCTACATTACCAGTTGGGAAGTTTAAATCACCATTAAAAGAAACACCGCTAGTATTTGCGAGTCTATAACTTACTGCCGATGATAAGTTGGCAGCCAATGATATGTTATTGGCATTAGCAGAAGAAAAGGTACCAGCCAAAGTATTGACGTTAGCGGATAGTGACTGACTATTAGATACGAATGATGCAGCCAGGGTATTAACATTAGCGGATAGGGATACGTTATTAGCATTAGCGGCAGCAAAGGTAGCAGCCAATACATTAACGTTAGCGGATAGTGACTGACTATTTGAGATAGTAGCATATGTTGATATAGCAAAATTGTTTGCTGCAAGTCCTACAGTAGCAGCATATCCATTCGATGCATTAGCAACAGAATAAGCGGCATTGAGAACAGTAAATGCTGAGTTTACTCCTGCATAAGCATTGGTACCAATGGTAACTCCAGAATTTGCCTGGGTATATGTCGTATTAGTAACTTGCCAATTAGATGATAGAGAAGCGAATGTTAATCCTAATGAAGAAAATGTAGAATTTGTCAAAGACCAGTTAGCGTTCAGAGAATCAAGTGTTCCATATGTCGCAGCGGCATAATTGTTTGCACCTGCTGCTGCATCGTTAACATCTGTTAGAGACGCTACAGTTGAGTATGATCCTAATGTTGTGTTTGATGTGAACTGCCATGCCTCAGCGGTTTCATTCCATATAAAGGCAGAGTTTGATAATGCACTACCACGGTTAACTTCAATACCAGCATTTTCTGTTGGTGTTATATTTCCTGGAAGATCAGCATTAAGAGTTAGTAGACTATCACCTATTAGCAGAGTTTGTGTATTGATATAAGACTGATTACCAGAAATCGTAAGATTGCCTGTAATTGAAACGTCGCCAGAGATCGTACCACCAGTCTTAGGATATGCTGCACCTGCTAAAGTATTCACGTTAGCAGCCAAGGTGTTAACATTGGAAGACAATGAAACGTTGTTGGCATTGGCTAAAGCGAATGTAGCAGCCAGAGTGTTAACGTTAGTGGATAGCGATATAGCGTTGGCATTTGCTTGTGAAAAAATATTAGTGAATGTTACATAAGAAGCAGCCAAGGTGTTAACATTAGCGGATAATGACTGACTATTTGATACGAAAGCAGCAGCCAAGACAGCAATATTTGCTCCTTGGGAAGCGTCATTAGCAACGACAGCGGCTGCCAAGGTATTGACGTTAGCAGACAGCGATACCGTATTAGCATTAGCAGCAGCAAAGGTGGTTGCCAAGGTATTAACATTAGTGGATAATGACTGACTGTTGGATACAAATGATGCAACCAATACATTTACGTTAGTTGATAGCGAGACATTGTTAGCATTAGCAGCAGCAAAGGTGGTTGCCAAGGTGTTAACATTATCGGATAATGTCTGACTGTTGGCTACGAAAGAACCAGCAAGAGTGTTAACATTAGAGGATAGTGACTGACTATTAGATACAAAAGCCGCTGCTAGAGTATTGACGTTAGCAGATAGCGATACATCATTTGCTTGTGATGCAACGATAGCAGCGATAACGTTAGTACCACCAACAATCAATATGTTGTTATTGACAATAAGACCGTGACGGGCCGTAAACTCTTTATTAGACACTAGGTTCCCTTTCCCCCAGTTTGTATATTCCTATTTATTTATTCGTCGTTCTCACCATATTGATAGTGGTAATTGCATAAGTTGGTGTCACGTTTAGTCTAACAGAGCCAGCAACAATAACAGCACTAAAGATACCGAGATTGTCAGTAGTGTAAATCGTACCATACTCTGTAACATAAGCGTCTGTACCATCATGAATAAGAGTCACTTGTGTAGTATGATAACTTGTTCCTGATGTCATCGTAATAACATAGTTGGCAGAACGCCATGATGATGTTGAAAACGAATCTAGAATCTGATCTGTAGCCGAAGATGTTACCAATGAAATCGAATTGACGCTTGAGTTTCCGATTCCGATATTGTTTATTACATATACGTCACCAACAAATGTGACACCAGATACGTTTGGTAAAGCACTGTTTGCCTTTGTATAAGAAGCGTTGGTGACTGTCCAATTACTATTTATTGAAGCAGATACAGTATTCTGTATGGAAAATTCTGAATTGGTTGCTGCATATGCCGCATTAGCAATACTGGCTGTTAGATTAGAGACTGCCCAGTTAGATGCTAATGAATCTCTAGCAGTATTAGCAACCAAATATGCAGCATTGGTAACTGACCATAGAGAATTAGCGGAACCAAATGCAAGTATACCACCATTAGCAGATGTGTATGCAGCATTAGTTACTGCCCAGTTAGATGCTACTGAACCTAGTGTAGCATATGTAGCAGATGTATAGTTATTTGTCGAAGTACCAACATAAGTTGCAAAACTATTAATAGATGCAAATCCTGTTGCTTGTGAGGATTGTGTAGCATATGTTATAGTTGCATAGTTATTACCTGCTGTACCTACTGTATTGGCCCAACCATTCGACGAATTAGCAAGAGTTCCTGCATAGTTGTTTGCACCAGCAGCGATGTTTGCTGACAGTATAGATGCATAACTATTAACAGAAGATCCTACTGAGTTTGACCAGTTGTTTGCACCAACGAAGCCGACATTAGCAGATGTATATGCAGCATTAGCGGCATCATATGCAAAGTGTAATGTGCTTTGTAGATTCTGAGTTCCGACATAGAATGTGTTTGCTGTTACTCTTTCAGCCTGGAACTTAGCAAAAGCAAATGAAGCATCAGTGGTATCGATGTTGACAGCAACATCCGGCTCAGGAACATATCCCTCAAAGACTTTAAATGTGCCATCGGTTGCATCTCTAAAGAAACCAGCATGATGATATGTACCATCATTATATCCACCAGAGAAACCTAAGTCAGGATTAATGGCAGCCTTGAAGTATGCTGTGCCACCAGACACGTAAGCACCTGTTTGTGTGCCGGCAATACTAAATGATGTTGAGTTTGCAGCAGTAACAGTAACATAACCAGATGTATTATATCCAGAAGGATTCATTCCGGTTACACGGACAACACCACCAACAAACATGTTATTATTAGCAGTATATGTTTGATATGTACCATTACCAGAAGCATTGGTGACAGTATCTATCTGTGCTTCATTTAGATATAATATATTATCTGTAAGGGTTAAGTTTTGTGCTGCAACTGTTGTTGCAGAACCATATACGAATAGGTTACCTTGAACAGTTAGATTTCTACCAACGCTGATATCTGCACCAACGCTAATATTGTTAGCAACGATATTACCAGAAACAGTACCACCAGTTAACTGTAGGAATGTATTGTTTGCGTAGTTGTTAGCAGAATTGGCAACATATCCTGAATATGTGTTACCCGATGAAGCAAGAGTATTTGACCAACCGTTAGATGAATTGGCTACAGTGTAAGCAGCATTGGCTTTAACAAAAGCAGCAATAGCGTTTACTGCTGGACCTACAGTGTTTTCGTTAACATTTTCAAATCTACTGTTAGCAGCAACATAACGGATCAGATCACCTTCTGATACACCTCCGTTGAATGATACTAATTCGTCGTCAGAGAGAGATGAACCACGTTGAACAGCAGCAAAGATCAGACCATTTTGTGCTGACTTGCTGATAACAGTACCAATCTGAACCTTGTTATTAGGTGCAGATGGCTTAGTGTTCTGTAGAGCGCCTAGAGCAGATGAACTTACATAGAGAATGTCACCTTCACTAAACATACTGGTGTCGATCTTACGAATCTTACCGTATGTTGTAACAAATCCTTCTGATCCGTTTGGAATATCTTCAGTTGCAATACCAAGAATATTCTTAGAGTCGTATGAGTTGTTAGCAATAGCACGACGACCAAGTAGTTTTCCTGAGTTGCCTACTGTGCCATAATAAGCAACAGAATTGGCATTATAGATTGTTTCGCCAGACTGATTTAGGATTCTTACGTATTGTTCTTGACCAACCTGTAGGATTGATTCGCCTGTACCAATATCAAGTGTTTTCTCATCAGGGTTCCATGTTAACTGACCTGCGACTACAGAACCGTTTGCACCAGCAGTCGCAGTTGTGTTTAGGAAGATACTATTAACAGCGAGGATACTATCATTAACTCTTAGAGAGTTTGAAATGTTTAGTGTACCACCGAATGTGATACCGTCGGTGTTAGATAGTTTTGTATTAGACCAGTTATTAGCAGAAACAGCAATAGTGTTTGATCGTGCATATGCTTGATACTGCAATGACAAAGCATAACTATTACCCGATAGACCGATAGTAGTTGACCAAGAATTGCCGGAAGAAAGACCTGTTATCAATGTTGATTGTGTAGCATATGTGGTATATGCATAAGAGTTTGCGGCAGATCCTACAATGTTAGCCCAACCGTTGGTAGAATTTGCGGCATAAAATGCAGCATTGGCTGTTTTGAAAACTGGTGATAGATCGGGTGATAGTGCATCAGCATAAGCGTTTGCTGACGCACCAACATAGTTTGTATAACTGTTACCAGCAGCAGCAACAATGTTTGCTCTACCGTTTGCTGGTGTTAGATCAGCACCAATAGTTAGACTATTGTGTATGACATCGGTTGAGATTGTGATATTCTGACCAGCAGCAATGCTAACGATATCACCAGGAAGTGTTGCTGTTATTATACTTCCGTTAGAATTGATTGTTCCGAAAAAATTACCACTAGAGATTTGTGCAATCTGTCCAATAACGTTCTTATAGTATATTATACCATCAGCATAGTTAATAGCAAGTTCGCCGTTGGCTAGATTACCAGCCGCTGGTATCGACCCTGGTGTTGGAGATTTTTTAAGAGCAATTCTTGTGTTGGCCATTAGAAGTCGTCAGTCTCTTTGGTGACTTCCACGTTCATAACAGGAGATGAATCAACTACAGCGGAAGATTTATTATCTTTGTTATTTATGTCTTTCTTATCCGATGCCGCTTTAGTCTTTTTGTTCAATTTGACTTCTTCTTTTAGTTTTGCTATTTCAATTTTTAGGGAATCACATTCAGTTTCTTTGCGAATGTATTCTTTTTTCATATCATTGAACTGTGCCGTGATTGTATCTAGATGTGATACCTTTTGCGACATAGCATTGAATTGTTCTTCCCATCTTCTAGCATTGTTGCGTGTAGAATTTAGTTCGTCTATATCAGTCTCAAAGTTTTTCTTGTTCTGATTAAACTCGTCAATGATCCGATCTTTTTCGGCAATAATATTGTTAGCGATCTTCAACTTAGTTCTTAGTTGAAGAATCTCGTTTAGATAAGAATGTAAAGTTTCTACAGTCTGTTCAACGAATGTATTGATATATGTTGTTTGATCACTCATTACAAATTCCTTATTTAGAATGAACCTCCGTCAAGCATTGCAAATTCTGGTGTGCCTGCTGATGTTGATTGTAGTACCTGTCCTTCAAGTGTAGAAACTGCGACTCTGAGCGAACCTGATGAATTGCCGAATAGAACACCGTTGTTGGAGAATGATGTTACACCAGTACCACCATACATGACATCAATAGTATTGGCATTCCATGTACCAGAAGTTAATGTGCCTACACCAGTAATACCACTATAATCACCTGAAAGTCTTTCTGTTCCTAGTGTTCCAGAAATAATATTTGCTGCATTAGAGAACGTCTGAATCAACACAGTGTTGGTTTCATTCATGTATGAGTTAGCAGAGAAACCTACATAACCTGCATAGATGTTTGCACTAGCAGCGACGGCCGTTAATTCGTTGTTGACAGTTGAGATATAATTGTTACCTGCTGTGGTAACAACATCTATCCAATTGTTGATAGATGATGTGATAGTGTCTGTGTAACTATTTCCAGAAACACCAACGTATGTGGCATAGTTATTACCAGCAATAGTATATGCTTCAATGAATGTGTTCGTTGATGTTGTCAGAGCATTAGCAACATTTGCCATATCATAAATGGTATTGGTTACTTGCCAATTCGACCAGTTTGAATCTCTAACAATCTCTAAGTCTGTGTTAGATGCAATGTATGTGTTTAATGCTAGTGAGTTGTTACTTGTGAAGCCCCACTTATTTGCTGCCTCGACCCAGATGATGGTGGCATTACCTTGACGGTTACCACGGTTAACTTCAATACCAGCATTTTCTGTTGGTGACAGATCACCGGGTAGATCGGCATTTAGTGTTAGGATATTGTCACCAATTAATAGTGACTGTGTATTAGCATATGTTACTGTACCGCTAACAACTAGACTACCACCAATGTTTAAGTCGCCGGTGATATTACCACCATCCATTGTTAGATATACTTCAGAAGCGTGAGCATTTGCTGAAGCAGCGACATATTCTGCGTGAGAGTTGCTTGAAGCACCCACTAAGTCTGCATATGAGTTTCCAGAAGTGCCAACATATTGTGTATAAGAATTAGATGCATTAACAATAGATGCAGTATATGTTGCAGATGCGTTAACGGCATCATATGCTAAGTTTGCTCTATCAAATGCTACGTTTGCTCTAGCAAATGCAACGTTAGAACCGGTTCCACCATTATTTGCTCTATTGAAAGCATTGATAGTATGATCAAGCCAATACTTACCGCCAATTTCTGTAACATACGCATTGTTTGCTGAACCGATGAATAACTTTTCAGAGTTATATGAATACGCAAGTTCCGCAGTAGCAAGAGATCCGTTGGCAGGTGCTGCTGTCGAACTGGATCTCTTAATTTGGATGATAGTATTAGACATATCAGAAAGTTCCTCCGTTTATAATGGGCAATTCTTTAACAATGTATTTTCCACTTGCCTCATCATAAACTAATGTTTCGTTATTACTTGCGTCTGTTGCGTTAACATCTGTCAACTGACTTAATGTAGTAATACCACCTGTACCAACAGATGTAGCACCAACAACATTGACAGTTTTAATTTGCTGCTTCTGAGGAGTATTTATAGAAATCCTATTCCCAGGATTTGTAATGACTGTTATCTTGTTTCCCATTTTTCTTACTTTGTTATGGATGGAGTTACAATAACAATACCTTCAATCAATCTTGTATATACACCTGCTGCCTCTGATCTAACATCAAATAGATAAGTTCCTGATCTGAGATTTGCCGTATTTGCAGCAGTCATTGACATCGTGATTTCACCATTGGCAGAATCAGTTACGGTGCATACTAAGTTTCCAGATGCATTTTGTGACAGAAGTGACTTTCTCAAAGAACTCGTTACAACATATCCTTGAACGTTCTGATATAGATTCGTAACATCGTCCTGTAAGACAACCGTTGAAACAAAGTCTGATCCTTGGTCGATGTATAGTTCTACGTATTCGGTCATTAGTTGCCCTTCTTGAGTTCTTCAATCTCTCTAGAGAGTTCTTTGATTGCTTCAATTAGAAGTGGAACAACACGTTCGTATTTTACTGCTTTGATTCCATCTTCTCTTGTGGCAACTGCTTCGGGTAATACTTTTTCTAGTTCCTGAGCAATGACACCGACATCGTGCTTACGTGTAAAGTATCCATCTTCACCACCTCTAGTGGTAAGATAGTCATCATTCCAATCAAACTCGACACCACTAATAGAGTTAACTTTTGTTAGTGCATTAGGAATTACTGTAACATTATGTTTAAGACTAATATCAGAACTGTAATATCCGGTAACGTCACCATACACATATAGTCCTTTATCGCTTCCCTGAAATAGAGCGACCGCTGCATTTTTACCATTGTAGACAGTAACGTTTCTGAATTGAGTTGTACCCCCATTATATCCATTATAGTTAATTGAAACTTGAGCAACACCGTTATAGTTATAACCACCAACAATACGGTCTGCTTCGAGTTGAAGTGAATTAACTCCAGAATCAAATCTAAGACTTCCATTAAATATGACACCATCAGTATTAGCAAGGGCACTATTTGCTTTAGCGAAAGCGGGTGTGTTTATTCTCAGAGAATATGCATTAGAAGAAACACCGACATAGTTGGCATAGTTATTGGCATTTGATGCTGTTGAGTTTGCCCATGTGTTTGCTCTGGTACCAATAGTATTGGCATAAGTGTTAGCATACCCCACTATTACATCAGAATAAGAATTTGCATAAGTACCAATGGTATTTGCCCATGTGTTTGCTCTAACACCGATTGTATTTGCATATGAGTTGGCAGCGGTGCTGCCAGAAAGTGTGCCAATCTGCTGAGATGTGTATGAATTTGCAGAGTCACCGACATATTCAGCGTAAGTATTGGCTGATGTTCCTATACGAACAGACAAAGCATTAGCGGATGTGCCAACAGTATTAGCCCAGTTATTAGATGCACGAGTAGAAGTTATTACTGCATAGTTATTGCCTGCTGTGCCAACAGTATTAGCCCAAGTATTAGCACCAATAGATGTATTGTATGCTAGTAGATTAGCGGCGTTTGCTTTTGTAAATCCACCAGAAGAATTAGCAACACTGTTATATGTTAAAGTATTTGCCTGATCCAACGCAACAATAATCTGATTTGTTCTGACACGCCATGTATCAAATGTGTCTGTTAGTGCTATGTTTGCTAATGCCATTTTACTTTACCAGTCCTTTGAGCAATTCTTTGATTTCAGCCATGTCATTCTTCAGTTGTGATATATCTTCTTTCATATTATTTAGTTCGATTGATTTCATCCGTTTTTTCTTATATGCTTTAAGAGAGTCAATATCCTTATTGATGATAGAGCCTTCCGGGGTTTTGTAGAACCCCGAAACCTCTGTTGGTGTGTCGATCATCACTTTTTTATCAGGCTCTCTATCAGGATAAAAACATTCTATCAAGTCCAATTTAACACCCCTTATAGTTGTAGAGCGATTGCTCTTAGATCAGCAATTCTTGGGAAGATTGCACTACTATCAGACTTTAGTCCAATCTTAATCTGGAACTGTTTGAATCCAGAGAATGTTGTACCGACTGAGTTAGTGTATCCAACAATAGGATCTCCAAGATCATTTGTACCAGAATACATACTACTTGGTAGTTTGAAGTTATATTCTCTCCAATCTTTTCTGTTTGATAGTGAAGAATAGACTGATGAGTTTAATGGTACTTCAATCCATTGTCTCTGCCAGATTGGTTCAAAATCTTCTGCATTTGAAACACGGACATAAACAATGAAATCAGAGTTTGATGATGGTGGACGATAAGCAGAGAGAATGATTCTTAGATCCTCTGCATCTTGTCCGTCAGCAAGTGTTACAACTTGAGAGATATACTTATTCTTCAAACCACCACCAGATGCATTAGTTTCACCGGCTGTATTGGCATTGATCAAGTTTCTGTGATAGATAGAATATGTCTTGCCAACATCAAGAACTGGTGATAGATAGTCAGATGTTGTTGATAGTGATACCTTGACTCTGTTTGAAGGTACACTACCATAGGAGCCTATCTCGGTTGATCTTGAATAGATTGCCATCTCATTATCATAATCAATATTGGTGCTTGGTGGGACAGCAATGTAGTCCGAAGCGATACCAGTATTGCTTCTAGTTGACATAGCAAAGTCTAGATATGTTCTATTGAAGTCAATATATCTTGGTTCAAAACGAGTTGTTGCATACACATACTTAGAAATAGTTCCGACTGAGGATGTGTTTGATGAAAGTATTCCTGTTAGAATATCATTAGCGGTAAACAATCCATTTGAATCTTTTAGAACTAGTGAAGTTGTGTTCGAAACATTTAGTTTTGACTTAGAACTATAAATCTCACCAGTTGGTGTTGTCTTTAGTAGAACTGTTGATGTAACTGTTCCATATACAGTACCGTTAGCATTAGCAAAACTTACTGTTTCACCAGCAGTATAACCAGTACCGGATACTTTATAGTTACCACCACTGATAGATACTACGCTAGTATTAACACCAGAGGTCTGACCAATAACTCTATCACCAACAATGATAACTCTGGATGGTGATGAAAGACCTAGTGTATCATTACCGTTGATCATTTCACCGAACCAAGATGTGTTAGCAGAACTTCTTCCAGGATCTGGTAGTTCAATAAACTCTCTTGTTTGGTTACCAAGAACAACTTCACCGATAACGTTTGTATCGAATACTGCACGATTGAACTTAACCTTTAAGTCAACTCTAGGAACAGCATCCCAATCTGTATTGTTATTGGTTGTGAATAGTGTACCAGTTAGTGGTCTCTCATTTACAGGCTTCTTAGTGATGATATCATTATCACCAAGAACTGAAACATACATGTAATAGTTTGGATTAATGCCCTGTGTATGAATAACGAAAGCATATTCGGTATTATTCATCAAGAATACAGGAACTTTAAACTTAACGTTTGTTGCAACTGAACCGTCATCAGATACATTGACTTCAGAAGTAGTCATGAATACTTCTGAATATGGTACTTGAACAGTTGTGATATTACCAGCATTGTTCATGGCACGAATTTCGAACCAGACACCCTTAACAGGATCTTTGCCAGCAAAATAAACATCAACGCTTGATAGGAACATACCTTCATCACCGTATAGAGATACTAGTTTGAAGGAGTATGCCATACATGAACCCATCCATGCTAGTGGATAGTTGACTGAAACACCACCACCAGAGTTTTTTGTTACAACTTTAACATTTGCTAGTTGTGTGTTTGATGTATTGGCATAGTTTAATACTGCTGTTGTTGATGATGGACCATAATCGATACCATTCTTAACTTCGGTAACGATAGTACCGGTTGACATCACAGTATCTTGTTTATACTGTGTTGTGCCCTGTGAGTAGAAATGTGTCATTGCGGCAGATGTAGCGTCTTTGTCATTTGTAGGACTATCTGTTACAACTACTTCCTTCGTTCCTGTTCTGAAGGTTTTGCTACCATCAGCAGGTAGTCTTAGAATAGCATATAGGTTACCATCTTCATCAGAATAGAGTTTGTCACCTTCTGTTCCATCTTTCCATAAAAGTTTGTTCATTGTGATGGCACCAATTGATGATTCAAGTGATGATGGTACTCCAAGAATACCAAGAGCAGGAGCAGCAGGTGTGATATAATCATTCATCAATACACCATCAAAGTAAACAAAATGCTTTGTTGATGCTTTAAGTCCCTTAGCATGAAGGGTAATTGTCTGTGGTCTAATGTCTGCAATAGGAGCAACATTTACAACCTTATCACCTAGACTATGTGTTTCTGTCTGAATACTTTGGAAAGTTTCCTGCATCGATCTAGACAACTGAGTAGTTGTATAGGTCTGATAGTTGTATGTGTCATTTGTTGTAACATAATTATTGTATGTTGTATCAGTTTTAGTAACAGCAGCATAATTTCTTTCAACAAGTCTCCAACCAACAAAGAAGTCTGGTTCAATTGACGAGGTAGAATATGCTGGTGAAATGACTGTAGTATTATTACCAACTAGAACCCAACCGTTGTCTACTTTTGTAGAAGAAACCAATACCGGTTCTGATTTGGTGACACCGGTAACGTTTGATTCGTATGCACCATATACAACGCTATATGGTGTAATATCTTCGTCTGTAGGACCGAAATAAACTTTCTGTGCATTTAGACGTTCTGTATTGACCCAATAGTCTGCATCTGGACTTAGGAACAGTTTACCCAAGAACTTATAGACAGTTGTTTCAACGTTTCTGAATGTGGTTGCATAAGGTTGTTCTGCAATCGTTTCTTCTGTGTGTGGTAGAAGAACTAGATTACCAACTTGAACAGAATTGGTGTTAGAATAAACATCGTAACCGATCTGTGCAACGTCACAAATTGGTCTGAGTGATCCTTCCTTAGGATCGTAGCAGATGTGATGATCAGGATTTGCTGCATCAGAGGTTGCGAAACTAGTGAATGTATCAACGAAGATACCATTCTTGAATCTATCGTTTCCGTTTTCGTCAAGAATTTTAAGATCAGCAGCAGCCTTCTCTAGTAGAGATAGACTGACATAGTTTTCTAAATTATCAACACGCTGCTTGATAACACCAATATCTCTCATGGTGTATCTTACATATGATGTTCTTCTAGAATAACATGCCAAGTCTGGTCTGCGAAGAATACTTGCATAGTTTGGTGATATTGATGGATATGGAGATACATATACTCTAGCACATGACATCAATTCTTCTGGGCAAACAGGAGTTACTGGCTTGGTTGATGGAGCACCCTTGATTACTCTGAATTGTCCACGAACGTCAACAGCAACAATATCAATTCTTCCTAGATATTTCTGATAATCAAACATCACTGGTTGAGATTCTGCTGGGATTCTAAGACCATTTGAGTCAGACTGGAAAGTTGTTGGTGCTGCTGTTGGATTTGTTGTTGCACCAGCAACGGTTGTTGCATCAGCAGCAGTATTTACATATACTGGTCTAAAGTCTAGATAGTTTCTGAGATCGAAACCAATGCCATAACCACTATAATTATAAAGTGGAATCTGGGCAGTTGTAATCTGGTCTGCTAGTGTGTTAACATCGTTAATTGGATAAGAGTCAACGGAGAAATAACCAACACCTAGTGTATAGTCTGGTTGGAAATAATCCAACTCAACTAGTAGATAAGTTCCTGATGCTAGAGCAGCCTTAGGTGTAACATAGCCATGACCATAGAAATCATTTCTCTGACCATCATCGATTTCGAAGTCACTTGTTACATTAGTTCCTTCAGAGGATGATGTGGAGAAGTCAGATGCTTTAGACCAAATGTTTTTGACTTTGAATACATCAGAGAAACCTATGTCATAAGGACCGGTCAAGCCATTAGGATGAGTACCACAATTAATCTTGATATATCTGCTTAACTTTAGGTGTTTAGCAACTTCTCTGGCACTTGATCTAGAAACTGTATATGATACAGTACCACTTCTGGATGAAACTAGTGATTCTTTAAGATCAAATGTTAATGAACTTGATGTGGCCACAACTTCTCTTTCCGCACCAGTGGCATATCCAACACCTGATAGATCAATCATGTCACCAGCGGTATAAACCTTAACCATAGTGTCACTTGCTAGTGTCGGAAGATTCTGAGTAACAGTTAGAACAGTATCACTAGTAATATTATTGATGACATAAACACTACCTGGTGTTCCAGAGAAGCGTAGTTTATCACCAACGTTCAAACGTGTGAATTGTGTTGATGTACCTGTTAGAGTCTTGGTGCCACCACCAGATACAGTTGTACCTAGGATTGCGATATCAAATGATTCATTGATCGTCAAGAAAATGTCTTGCTTGTCTGCACTTGATAGTGTAGTAGATCCGTATGGGAAGAACTCTGTATCAACTGTTTCTGAAACAGCAAAGGTACCACCTGAGGTGATGGTAACATCCTTTGTTCTCTTGAATGAGAATGATGTATCAACAGTTCCGTCATACGATCTAATGTTCTTAATGTCGGTTGAGCCGACATGATACAATAGAGGTACAGTTGATTCTTTGATAACTGCACTACCAGAAGATAGCACAACGTCAGCAACGACGTTTGCCGTTGAAACATTCTTTTTGAATACGCTTCTAACACTAGAGAACGCATTTGTTCCTAGCATGTTAACGTCCATTAGATGAACTCTGATTTCACCATTTGCTGTACCAAGTGAACCACTAGTTCCTCTTGAAAGTGATTTTACTTTAGCAGTACCGATTTTGGTACCAGTAGGACCACCGACTGAACCAACACCGCTAGAAACTCTGGCTTGTGCTGTGTTATAAAGATCGATTGGTGTGCCTAGATTTAGATTCCATGCACCAACTGCTTCTTTAACTGTAACATAATTACCTAGTTTAGAACTTACAATCTGTCCATTGATATTAGCATATGTTGTCGCTTTTTCTGCAATGACATGAGTTGAACCATTGGTGTTAATCTCGTAACCCTTAACATATGCTTTACCCTTTTCGATCTGGTAAGCAAGTAGGTTAGAATCACCACCCTGATCTAGTTTTAGGTAACCGTCATTTGTTCCATTATTAAGATGTTCTTTAACAACAACGTTAAAACCAGAAACGTAATAGTCACCAGATTCATCACTGGTGCGTCTTGCTAATTCATCATTGACAATATTATATGTAGGACGTTCTGCAACCTCAGATACGTTGCTATTTCTAATAATGAATAGATTAACGTAATTTGGTGGTGCAGCAGGATCATCAATTTCAAGTCTAGTTAGTGTTGGGATAATCTTAAAGCGATCAGCACCTGGTGCTGCATAATTAGATGATTCTAGTGCAGGATCAAGTAGTGTTGCGTCCTGTGATGCATCAACAATCTGTTCTGTCAATACGAATCCAACCTTACACGTTGGATTAGTTCCGTATCTATCAATAGCGACTGTCTGCTTTGTATGGTGAATGAAATGTTGCTTACAGAAACGAACACCTTCATTGATTGTGAAGATTGTTCCTAGACCGGTTGGCGCTGTATTACCAACAACTAGAGTGCCGACGTTTGCAATTAGTGGTTCGTTAGCAGCGAAAACAACTTCACCGGTGTTAGCATTACCTGAACTATAGGTAACATATAGTGTCTTTGGCTTGTCTGTACCTTCAGCACCGTCTAGGACGAGATTGACGGTTGCTTGAATGCCAGTTACCTGACCTGTTACTACTTGATTCTGAAATAGGCTAATATCAACGTCATTACCGTTTGTATCTTTATCACCGACTTTAATATAATTTGCACCGAAATCAATATTATATTTACCACCAAGAACCATGCTTCCTTCTTTAAACATATGTTGACCAAACTTCTGAATCTGGTCCTGAAGCATAGACTGAATCTGTGTTAGTTCTCTTGATTGAACTGAGAAGCCAGGCTTGAATAGGATTCTGTGATAGTTTTTACCGTCGTCAAAATCATCATAATAAGGATTTACATTGAAGTTAGTAGTGATAGGGCTTACGTTTGAGTAGTAAAACTCATTGTTAGCATATACATCGGTGCCGTAATCAGCCATTTAAATCGTCCTTTTAGAATTTCAGAATTATTTTGAAGTCCTCGACTTGATCGGAGGACCTCTGGATTGGTGATATATTGTTTATATATAGTAAGTTTCCGGTATAACGTTTCATTTCAGATGTTTCGACCGAACTCAAGAAACGTGAAGCGGTACTTGTTACACCATTAACCAATTCAGATGATGGTGTACCTCTTATATTTGACAGTTTTAGAATATTATTTGCAGAGTCCCATTCAACAACATTTCCTGAAAAGGTCGATGCTGCTAGTGATAGTCCCTGATATACAACTTCATCCTCGATATAATCGACAGATGATCCATTCAATGTAATCTTTGTTAACTGACTGACCGCAGTATTAGACATTGTTTCTGTACCATCATAGATCAATGGATCTTCAAGCAATGTCACTTGTCTATAGTCATTAGTGGTGACAATCTTACCACCTTCAGATGACTTAACTCTAGTATTGATCAATAGATTAGAACCACCAAGTTCGGTTAGCGGATCAGAACCATGTCCACCTCTAGGACTAATGATTGCTCTAGCAACCGCACCAGAGCCAGTAGCAGATGAAACAGTAACATTTGCGTATGTATAATTGATACCAACGTCAGTCATGACGATTGATTCAACGATATTTGATGTTGTGTTGCGAACTGCTATAGCAGCAGCATCAGAACCGTCACCAGAGATTATTATTGTGATATCGTTGCTTGTGTATGAAGAACCGTGATCGGTTAAAACGATGCTATGAATGCCACCTCTAACAGCATTATTCTGAACGCTCCACTGTAGAGAGCCGTCGTTCACTGTTAGTGTCTTAACCGGAATATAATCATCGGTAACGAAACGTAGAATTTCTTCGTTAGATACGGTATACATATACTTCCAGATATAACCATCTTCTGTTTGAAAGTCTGTGGTTGTTAGAATTGAAATAGGCTTTGATGTTGATTGTGCACCATAGTTATTAGCGATACACTTATAAACATTCCAATCATCAGTGACAACAAAAAATTCATTAGTGTCTGACTTGAGAGTTTTTGAATCGAGCGAGTCATCATAAGCAGCATATACTGTTCCTGATGACCAATCAAATCTAGGTACAACATGTCTAATGTCATTACCGCTAATCTTCTTAGCAGCAATCATGTTATCCCACACACTATAATATGAGTCAACACTAGTGTCTGCCTGAACAGGAGATGCTTCATTTGCCCATGCGGTTGACTTACCAAAAGTCAAATAGACGTTTGATGCTGTGGGTTCTGAAACAGATTCTTTAAACTGTTTAGCGTTGAATACTTGAAGATATTTTGAAAATACGGATGACAAGTCGTTTCCTCTCTATTCTTTTACTATTTATGCAATGACACATAAACGTCACCTGAGTTGTTCGGTAGCAGATTAGATAGATTGCTACTTACGACTACACCAGTGTGCTTGACATTGTAGGTCGAACTATCAGTTATCTTATTGACAGTATAAACACCATTAGCAATGCTCTCAAGATTTCCTGAATCAAATAGCATATTAACTGTATTGCCTACGCTGAATCCATGTGATGATCTAGAAATACCAACATTGACATAACCTCTATAGACAGTAACTAGACCATTTGCAGATAGAACATTTGGTGTATTCAATGTCATCGATGATGAACTTGTTACGTTGACTGTATAATATCCATTTGATACGTTTGCTGTGTCACCAGTAATGAACCACATATAAACAGAATCATTAGAATTAAAATCATGATCTGTAATGTTTAGGGTAACATCTGATGTCTTATAGTTTAGACTACCACTAGAAGATACTGGATATCTCGTAGTGATATTGAATGTATTAACTGTGACATCGCTAACTGTGTATAGTGTGTTGGTGACGTTTCCTGTGTCGCCGCTATATGCATAGATGAATATAGGATCACCATTAGACAATTCATGTGATGTATCGGTGACTACAATCTGATTGAAATAAACATTAGCATTACCGGATAGAGAAGATGCTGATGCAATGTTTTTATGTTCAACTGTAAATTGTGTAGCGTTTGCTGATGTTACTGTATAGCGAGTATTAATAAGTGTAGTGTCGCTGGAGTTAAACTTTAGGTATACATTATCACTAGGAATTAGTCCAGTTGAATTGGCAAAGATTGTAACACTGGGATTGTTTATTGTTACATTACCGTTTGCTGGATATGCCTTCTTGACAATGTTTAACTTCTTACCAGATAGTGAACCAGTTAGAGCGGGATATAGAACGATAGCATCGGTGTTATTTCCCACATACATTATCTGTGCATTAGATGAATCGACATATACAGTGTCACCAACAGCAATAGCAACGTTGGAGTTCTGTGTCCATTGTGATAGTATTGCCCAAGAATTTGTAGCACCTGCACCGGTTGACAGTGTTAGGTTAGATGTGATCTGGCTGGTTGAATATAGTGCTGAATTGCCGTTTGCAATAGGAACGATAATATAATCTAGATTAGCACCACTAACAGTATAACTACCATTGACAACGTTTGAATACATCGATGTGTGGAACTTTAGATATACATTATCACCTTTTACATAGCCATGACTGTTCGATTTAAGAACTAGATTTGAATCATATGAATTAAAGGTACCAGTGGTTGATACTTGCACATTATAAGATGCCGGTACTATTCTAGGTGCATATGTGGCACCCTTAGTCGATACATTATATGTTCCCGACATTGTGATATCATTAGTTGCAACCAAATATGTTGATAGTAGCAACTTAGTATTAGGAACAGCGGCCTCGGCAGAGAATACTGTAGTGACATTATTTGTATCTGTCAATAGATAATGACCAAACAGTTTCATACCAGCAGGATGTGTTAGATCCTTGATTGATTTTCTATACTTGTTAATTGGTTCATCAACACGGATAACATAAGAGAAGTTCTGATAATAGTCTCTGTCTTGTAGGAAGTTATATGCACTCAAGAAACCGTCGTCGTTCAAGAAGCGACCAGGATAACTATATGCACCAGTAACGATTGATGCGGTTGCAATGCCACCAGAACCAGCAGCCATATTGGCTAGATTGATAGTTGGTGTTGATGTATAACCAGTACCACCAGAGATTAGTTTTAATTCTAGAATCTGACCATAGGTTACTGCCGATGCTACAAGTGTTTCACCATCACCGATAATAGATGTGACTTTGATATTAGCACCAGAACCTGATCCTGAACTTACTGTGATATTAGGGAAGTTTGCTTGATCGTATCCTGAACCACCGATAGTGTGACCCTGCATTTGTTTCCAATATACAGATGTAATAGAACCTGTGGCATTAACTGCGGTTACATTAGCAGCAGCACCGACACCATAACAACCAATAGGATTGGTGAATACCAATTCATCACCAACAGAATAATCGATGCCACCGTCATATATTTCCATTCTACCAAGAATACCTAGAGAACGAATAGCAGTATTAGATCGAACGTCTAGTGATGGATTTGAAATATAATGATCACCAGTATTGATAACGTGACTAAGTGTTACAGGACCACAGTTAGAGTAAGTCCAATATGACATTGAATTTTGTACCCATTGAGAATATGGGTTGACAATACTGCTGTTTAGATTTGAGTAGCGAACATTATTGATTGCTGTACCAGATTCAAGACTGATCAATGATTTCATAACTGAATATGAATTAGGATGATATGTTTCACTTTCATCAACGGTGAATACGTTTGCTGTAGCGTCAACACCACCACCGCCTGTGATTAGAACGGGGTTGCCGACTTTGAATCCTGCACCACCATATGCAACACCAATAGATGATAGAGAGCCTTTAGTGACAGATGAAATGATTACTTGTGCACCAGTTCCTCCACCACCCTCAACAGGAACAGATGAACCTTCAGTATAGCCTGATCCGCGTCCTGCTAGAGAGATGGAAGAAACAACACCAGAAAATAGAGTTCCTGATAGAAAGTAAGTTACCGCTTCTTCTTCATAAAAGCAGTATATCGTTTCACCGTCAATAAATGACTTATACTCATTAGATAGTTTGAGTTCTTTGACCAACTGTCCTTTATCGTAATATACATCTACTGCTTCTACGATAGCAGTTGCATCTGATGATTGTCCTTGAATTTTCTTGTTAACAAAGTTAGAATGTGCAGTTGAACTCGATACATTGTTAACCTGAACATTACCCAACTTAACTGATTTCTGAATGAACCATTTACCATCTGAGGCTTTTAGAATGTCACGCTTTGGATAATAGAAACTGATTTCCTTGTTTAGTAGGATTCTCAATAGAAAGCGAACAGACTTTTCTGAACCTCTAGCACGATAGAAGTCTTTAACATGCTTAGTGATTAGTGTTCTGTCTGCTTGAATGCCAGCAGGAAGTAATGAAATGAAATTATCATATAACTTCTCAATGAACTGATCTTCTGCATTGTCAATATCTTTGAACTTAGTAAAGTTCTTCGTTACGTTTAATGTCTGATTGTTTTGCTCTAGGAACTTATAATAGTCCTCTAGAAAGGCAACGAATGTCGTATGATCGTCTTTGACGAACTGTGGAACCTGTGATGAAACTAGATGTGATGTTTTGTTGTTTGATACAGACATTATTCAGGAATTACTTCTAGTTGGATGCTTTGATAATTGTTTTCATCAATAGCAATGATTCTATTTCTTGATGGATTAATAATGTCACTTGCAGGGATAACATTGACCGTCATAATGTCGTTGTCATAGAAGTCATTGATGCCAATTGCTTGTGGTAATAGAGAAGTGATTACAACTTTACCGGTTGTGTAGTCAATTGTTCCTACATTTTCGTTAACGATAACTTTCTCACCGTTAGACTTATAGTAGAATGTTCTTAGAACACCGTTACGTGCTTCTAGAATTGCTTCAGCAGATGCTTCAGACCCACCACCATCGGTGATTTGAACTGTTGCTCTGGTATAGTTAGTTCCTTTACTTGTCACCGTAATGCTGTAAATCTTATTACCAGCGATAGATGCAACTGCTGAGGCACCAGAACCATCACCAATAATGGTTACAGTTGGTGCTGAGTCGAAATTCATACCAGGATTAATAATCTTGATTGAATCAATACCGGTGAATGAATCAGGAACTTCTTCGATGAATACGTTTCTATAGACCATAGCATTGTCTAGAACTGTGATATATGGATAGGTGTATAGTTTTTCAAGATAAGCACCCTTCATAAGTTTTGTATTATAATTGATATAATAGTTCTTAGACTGCAAAGTTGTCAACTGAACACGCTTCTGCATATACACAACAATATCTGAGGCTGTGATAGACTTTTCACAGTTCTCAATGTAGTATTGTAGTCTTGACTTTTTATACTTTGCTTTGAATGTGTTTAGTTCGTTGTTGCTATAGTTAATAATGGCCTGTCTAACGATTGCCTGGAGTTCTTCTCCGGTCTTAGTTGTTAGAGATGGATTATATGTAACCTTACCCTGAATCATTAAGAACACATAATCAGGATCTACGATTTCAGGGATGATAGTTAGAACGTTTCTATTCTCAATTAGTGTATTCTTGATGCGTTCTTTCTCAAGATTAGAAAGAGCATAGAAGCCACGTGTCTTTAGTGATAGATAGACTTTGCCATAAACAACAGGATCATTATCTTCACCACCCCAAATAGAGACTGAATCGATATTATCGTAGTCTTTGGTGATTAGTGATTCATAGTCGTTAACAGTTACGGCTCTGTTCTGTGCTGTGTAGTAATATGGCGCACGGAAACGAATCTTATCGATGTCTTCCTTGTCAACACCACCATATGATGTTTCTACAGTGGTAACAAGAACACTGTCTCTATAATTAGGACCGCCAATAGGATCAGTAAACTTAAACTTTGAAATGTTGTTTGAGACTGCACCAACTGTGTCGAGGTAAGTTGCAATAACAATATTACCGTCTTTTGGTCTATGACCTAGAACACCATCACCGAAGTAGATGGTATACTTGAGTTGATCATCTTCTTCAACAAAGAATACTTTTGAATCACCAGAAATTTCTGTTAGATCAGCAGCAACCTTATATTCGATTGTGGTTGTATTAGATGACGATTCTTGAACAGTAACAACAAGACTATCAGTATCAACATTAGCGGATGGAATCTGAAAGCGTCTTGATGTATTAATCGAGTCAACTAAGAATTGTTGTGTAACAACCTGCCCCTGTTTAATGAATACATTGGCAAAGTTAAATGAGCCAGCCGACTTGTGTGCGGTATTTGAATTAATAGTTACGAATGGGAAATTAACACCGTTCTTATCTTGTCCAACTAGTCTTGTGTATTTGTCTAGTGTGATAACGTTTGTATCACGATCTTCTGTGGTAGATGGTGTTACGACAATGTTAACCTTAGATAATGAACCGTGTGCTGAACTAGGAACATAATTGATTAGTTTAGCATGTGAAAGGATATTGTTACGAACCTGTGCAGTATCTAGGAACGATTCATTAGCAGCCATGTTAAGATAGAAAGAGTTATAATATGTATTGTATGCAAGAACGTCCAATAGAACAGACATACCAGAACCGTCAAAATCGTAGTCAGTGAATGTGGACTGACTACGAAGAAAGTTTTTTAGATTTTCTTTAATCTTAAAGAAGTCTAGGTCTGCAACTTGGAGTGTGGTATTAGAAGTTGCCATATTATTAACGAACCCTTTCTAGGAATATTGTTGTTAGGACTGGCTGCTCACGGTTCTTAATGACATACATCAGATTAACATTGAAACCATTTCTGTCTACATCAAGATCAACTTCAACATTTAAAACAGATACTCTTGGTTCAAAGTTATTTATAACGTCTGTCACAGCAGTCTGTAGTTGATTAGCCGTAAACTGATCAGCGTTATTAAATAGTGTGTTACGAATATTTGATCCGATATATGATCTGAATGGACGATCATAATAGTTAGTGAAGATCAAGTTTCTGATTGATCTTTTAATAGCATCATCACCAGATTTAACAACCACATCACTCGTAGTAGGGTGACGCAGGAAGTCTAAATCTAAATCTGTATAGTCGGGCTGACGATTGATAAATGACTTTGCCATAGTAGTCCTTTTAGTATTCCTTTATTTATGCCAGTTTACCGATAGACGCTGCATCTGACGAAGCCACTTGTGGATTGGCAGAAGGTGTTGTCGTTGGTGCACCAGGCTTTGCAGCATTGCTAGCCGTCTGGGCTCCTTCTTGCATACGAATCTCTGCTGCTTGTATTTTCTTTTGTCCGCTGAAATTCATATGACTATCTGTTCCGCTAATCTTAACTGCACCAGATGAATTGATATCTAGACTTGCTGATTTAATTAGAGTGCCTTGACTAGACGTTACATCAACTGATCCTGCTCTTGCTTCCATCTTAACAGTCTTTGCGCTTTGTGCTAATTGTGAATTGGTGAATAGAGATAGTTGTTTCTCTGAGCCAAGATTAAGCGAACCTTTAGAAGAAGCAATAGTGGCATCTTCTCCAGCAGCCATAGCATATGACTTAGCAACCTGTCTTGATTCGCTACCAGCAACCTTGGTTGTTCTGTTACCACCAATAGCAACGTCCATATTGTTGCGAATAACTGCATTATGACTATCTGCGGTAACATTGTAAGCACCGGTGACTGTCATATTAACATCACCATGAACAGTCTTATTATAATCACCATACACCATCATTGACCCATGACCTTTAACTGTAAGATCATGTGCACCAGTGACAGTCATTCTATTTTCACCAAAGATAATATCATATTTACCATGATGTGCAGTTACTTGAACAGAACCATCTGGTAGAAATTGAAATGCTGATCCGCTTCTATGTTGAATAGTCATACTCTCTGAACCAGGAGTATCATCGACCATCATAGGTATATTACCAGAGCGTGTCTTGGTGATTAATTGATTGGGGTACTTACCAGCGTTTTTCTTGGTACGAGGATCTTTCGCTGATGACCACTTTTGTGGTGTTTCTTTTTTAGGGTTATCGTGTTCTGCCATTATATCCTCTTACGACATAAACTTAGAAAGTGGATTGCCACCTTGAATTGTTTGCATAACTATACTCTTTAAATCAACATCTTTATTCATGCCTTCCATCAACTGTTTCATTTGTCCTTCAGCATTTGGTGGTAGACGCTTCATCATATCCATTAGATTAGATATCTTATCACCAAACATATTCTGTCCGCTGCCAGAGCCAGGATTAGAAGATGGATTGCTAAGATTGTTACTCATATTCTGCTGTGGTGTTGTATTAGAATATTCAGTCTGAATATCACCAGTTGCAGTAATAATAGTATTAGCATTACCCCAGACAGTATTTGATGTAATAACTGTATTGGCTAATTTATCTAAGCCAAACAATGTTTCATCATGCTGCAAACGATTAAGAACTTCCATCAAATCTGCTAGACAGGTAACCTGACTGAGTAGTTCCGCAGCATTATCTAGATATGTTTCATCATGAACACGGAACATTGTGGTAAATGCAGAATGTGTTGAATTTGCATCAAGCCCCTGTGACATTGTAGCAATACTAGTCAAGGCATCTTGCATTTGTGGGGATAGGTTTTCTTGGATTTGATCCATTCTGTTATAAGAGAGGCTAGTCTGTAACCCTTGTTGACCCTGGGCACCACCTGCTGCACCACCTCCACCCATGTTACCCATGAGACCTTGAAACATACCACCAAGAGACATGACAGACCCTGGCAAGTTATTCATCATATCCCCTGTTAGGAGATTAGAGAATTGTTGTTTAGCAGTAGGAACGTTAGTGACTTCGGGTAATTTATAACCAGTTGTTTCGAACATAGAGCCGTGAGAAGGAGTTCCCTTTAGTAGTGAGTGCTTATGCTTCTTACCTTTTTCTTTAATCTTTTTGACCTTGGCACCCTTTTCAACGGTCTCCTCGATATCTGGTGGAATATTAACACCAGTCTCACGATCAAATAGTTCTTGAAAGTATTGAGCACCTAATAGATTCTTACCACCACCTTGGCTGCCCTTGTCATAATTAACAATATCATTAGCCTGACCAAGAATAACACCACCACTCTGTCCAGGATACTTGAGAAAATATACAAGCGCACCAGGATCCATTACACCTTGAAACGATTGCTGACCTAATGCAGTTGGTGAGTGCATTAATGGTGAGAACGCTAGATGTTCTTGTTTAACACCTTCTGGGTCCATTGTAGAAGGTAGAATAACTTTTTGATTACCTGAATGATCTTTGGGATGATCACCATCTCCTTGTGGATCACCACCAGAAGCGATGACACCTAATTCGATTAAGCCTAGAGGATTATTACTAATGCCCATTATACTTCACCTCCACCAGCAGTTTGAGCAACGCATTCCATATTAGTAACAGAGAAGCCGCCGAGTTTAATATCGTGAACAAGAGCAGCAATAAGATATTTACCGCTACCATATACAAGTTCACCACTTGTTGATTTAGAATTGATCCATTTTAGTTCTATCATCTTGCCAGCGTGTAAGTCTAGATTGCAGGGAACAGTAATTCTTAGAGCCATCTTGTCTTTATCTAATAGACTCATTCTAGCCTGACGCTTTAATAGATGGCTTTCAGTATCTAAGTTACAACTGTTTCTGTCTTCCGCTGTTGACTCATTAGAGAAGCCTTGCTTGTAATTATACTGACCGATACCGCAGTCACAATCTTGTGTGCCACCACGTTGTGTAAAGATTTTGTGCACCATATCCATAAAGGCACCACTGTTCTGGTCTTTACCTTTATCATCGACACCGTTTAGAATATCTGTTAGATAATCAAAGTCACAGGGGAACGAAAAGTTAATAGCATAGTCATTATTGGCATATCCAGTTTCATTTTCAATATCGACTTGCTGATATTTCTTAATCACACTACCCTGAGTCATTTTCTTTAATGAGGTAAAATAATGCTTACCACCATCTTCGTATGTCATGAAATGCACAAATGATGGATCATCACCATCTAATGCTACGCTTGCTTGTTGTGCAATTACCTGGTAGGGGTGAATGTTCTCTGCAATATAATCTCTAGCAGGATCAGCAGAATCAACTTGCTTTTCGTTTGCTTCAACACAATGACCCAATACATGCTCAACAATCTCGGAAGGTCTGGTGCATTTCCATGATTTAGATACAAGACACTTGGCATCCAACAATAGTGTTTCATCACAGGCATGAATAACAAATTCTTCAGTCTGACCTACGTTTGTTGGCATGAACTTTCTGTCTGCCATTCTATAGACTTTTTGATTAACGCTTAGTGTAGTATTATTAGATTTGAGAGTGAACTTGATGCCACTATTCTTCCACTGATCAAAGTCTTTACCGGGAGGATTGTATATCAATGATTGCAACTTAACCGCAGTCTGTGGACTTTGTGTCGTAAGACTTTCGATCATTAGAATTTCTTTAATCATAACTCCTTCAAGATTTGATGGTGGTCCATCGATATCGAATGCCTCGACGCTGACTATACCATGTTCTTGGAGTATATTAAAATTTTCTGCCATGTTACTTTGCGAATCTTCTGAATGATGGATATGCACCAGTTAGAATGTTAAACTCGTCCATTATCTTAGAGTGATATTCTTTTTTGATTACCTTAATCAAACGTCTATCTTCATTTAGTTGGTGTTCATAGTCATATGCATATACAATCTCACCACTAGTGGTAACTGTTATTGTCTTACCTTCGAAGTCAAATGTTTCCACAGATTGAACTGCTGCTAAAGAACCAGGGTCACCGAAATGTGGGTTATAATAGTTATAGGGAACATCTAGATTGTTATCAGTAAGTTTAGTACCATTAACTTCGAATCTTGTTTCTGTCACTACATTATCTGGCTGCAACTCTCTTGTTACTACCATATTGTAGTGATGCACCAATGTTTCTGCGGCCTCGACTGATCCATACTTATCGATCAGATAGGTATTAAATGCGTCATAGTTAAGCGGCCACTCAAACTGCGGATCAATGATCTGATTAGCAATAAGAACCATCCAACCAGCACCCGCATCACCATAAACTTTCTCTGCGACAATCTCTGGTGTTTCACCATCTTCTACTTCAACCACATAATATGAATTGATGTTATTCAATACTTCCCGAATAACACGGACACGAAAGAAGATATTGGTAACAGTCTCATAATTGGGGTCAAGCAATGAACGTGTAGGATCATACTTGATCTTAGGTAACTTATCGAAATATGAATTGTATGTTAATAATGCCATTGCTTTATTGGTTAAATACCCAATCCTCTACTGGAAGTTGAATTGCCATATTAAATTCGCTGGGATACACCTCAATAAACTTTGATCGAACCTGAGTAAACACGTATCTATGCACACAGGGCATTGCTAACTTCTCTAAACTTGAAAATGCTTTAAGCATATCATAATCAATCATAATCTTTGTTTGATCGTCGATGACCGCTTCACTTTTAAATCGTAGTAGCATCTCTAGCAATGCTGCTCTGCCACCACTGTTTAGATAGTGAAGATTGATTCCTAAGAACCCGTTGCTATATCTTTCAATAGGTATACACATTGGGAACTTGTCATACTTAGGCAGATATGATCTACCAATCGGATTATACTTAAAGAAATACATACGACCTAGCATTGCAGTAGAACGACCACGCATGTCATTTGACATAACGATCTTTCTAACTGTCTTTGGGTCTTTTGTTTCGGCTGCTTTCTCAAACAACCACTTCTGCATCTCTGCGGAAGTATATTTCTTTTTGCCTTCGTCTGCCATATGACTATTTATTCTTCTTATTAAACAGTTCTTTTTCGGTTATCAGTTTAAATTCCCACCCCTTGTGCTGACAATATTTAGATGCAGCATCCCACTTGGCTTGATTCACACCATATGTCATAACCTCATTGAGAAACCTTTTAGTTTGTCTCTGTGGCTTCTTAGGTACTTGTGTCTGTGCAATAGGCTTAACCTCTAGTAGCATCACCTTAACAGAACCATCTGGTGCTCGTGCTTCAACATAAAAGTCAGGGAAATATCTATGAACTTTATTATCAACAGGAGACACATAAGGTATAATAATCTCCTCAGATGACCAAGATATAACATTAATATTATCATCTAGTGAATCCATTACTCGTTTCTCCCAACCGGAGCGATAGACTATATTGTTTGCATCACCACGATACTTGGAGGGGTTCTTCGGTCTGAAAAAACCCTGTTTGAAATTAGTTGCCATTATATACCTCTGCTAAATATATGTAGCATACTTTTATAGAGGAAACAAATGAAATCAACTTGGGCAGATACGTTTAACACAATGTTTGGTGCGGCATCAGATAGTGTATCAGGTGCTATCAATAGGGTTACCGATACAGTATCAGCAGCAGCGAGAGATAAAGCCGTTGCGTTTCTTGAAAGTGCTGGTGGTGAGAAACAGTATCCATATGATGAAAATAGATTCCCTGAGGATCTTGGTGATGATCAAACGGGACATTATCTAAGAATATCCGTCTATACAGGTGGTGCACAAGCAACAGGTTCTCTCGGACTTAACCCACCAAACTATAACGCATATACAGCATATCTGTTTATTCCTGGTGCGGCACCGGGTGAACAAATGCCATTGATCTATGATATGAACCATAACTTTACTGATATTAGATTGACAAACATTATCAATGACAGTCTGTTAGGTGTCACCGCTTCACTAGCAACCAGAAGGGCAATTAACCCAATGGTTCAGGTTCTCTATAGAAGCAGCAATCTAAGACAGTTTGATTTCTCTTTTCTCATGGTACCACGTAACGAGAAAGAGTCACAGTCTATTGAGAATATTGTCAAGAATATTAGAGCATATGCAGCACCAGAGTTTTCAGGACCAGCAGTAATCGCACCAGCAGAATTTCATTTCTCAATTTGGAACAAAGACACAAGATATCCTAACACACATATACCACTTATTGAAAGATGTGTTATCAGTAAGGTGCAAGCAAACTTTGCACCACCAGGAACATTCTCTACCTTTAGAAATGGTTACCCAGTCTCATGCTTACTCACATTCTCTGCCACTGAAGTCAGACTCATTGACAGAAGAATGATTAAGGATCAAGGTTTCTAATAATGGCATCTTTTACCATAGAAAATCCACCTACAAATACTACAATGCTGGACTTCAATGCAGCAATTAATGATCTAGGTGCACCTGCTAAGAACTGTCGATTTGCTATTCAGATATTACCTTCGGGTTTAGGTCCGAATGGTCACTTCTTATATAAACTTGGCTATACAAGTATGCTCAAGGACCTCACCTATCTATGTGAAGCGGTAGAGTTTCCTGGTCGTGGCTTCGAGTTCATCGAATCAAGATATTATGGTCCTTCACAGTTTCTACCATACAACTCAAAGTATAACAACGAGTTTTCTGTTTCAATCCTAACTAGACAAAAAGCATATGAAAGACAAATGTTTGATGACTGGTTGGAAGTTATTAACCCAACAAACACATTCGACTTTAACTACACAGATGTTTATTATGCCACGATTAGAGTATTTCAATTAGCAGAAATATCAAATGGTGAAAAGTCACCAACAAGAGGTAAGGCATCATATCTCTGGGAACTTAAACAAGCATGGCCATTTCAGGTTAATCCACAGCAGGTTACCTGGGCTGATAATGACGTTCTAAGATTGAATATCACATTCACATATAGATACTGGAGTAGACCAGGAAGAGATGCTATACCTGGAGGTTCACCAATACCTTTGAGTCCAGCAACATAATGGAGTAAATAATGTCTTTGCCTATTGAAACGAGCAACAAACCGTTGCCCAAAATTGATGTGCCAGTTTATACAGTAAAGATACCATCGAGTCAGAAAACTATTAAGGTCAGACCATTCAACGTTAAAGAAGAAAAACTTCTACTAATGGCAGCAGAGTCTAATAGTGGTGAGGAGATTGTTAGCACGGTTAAGCAAGTGATCAATAACTGTATCGTGAGTGGAACTTTTGATGTAGATAAAGCACCATTCTTTGATATCGATTTTTTGTTTATCTTTCTACGTGCTAAGTCTATCGGTGAGTCAGTTGAGATTAATCTTACCTGCCACAATATATTGAATGATGAAGAAGGAAGAGTTTGTGGTCATACATTCAAGACCAATATGGACATTTCTAATAACGAGATTATCTATAATGATGAAGTAAAAGATGATGTCAAACTAGATAAGACCAGTGGTGTCATGATGAAATATCCAAACTATGCACTGATTAAGCAGTTGGATGACACTCCGGACAATGAGAAGAAAACCAAAATTATCATGAACTCTATTGAACACATATATGATAAAAAGGGTGTGTATTCTGCTAAAGACTATTCATCTAAGGAACTTAAAGATTTCATTGAGGGGCTAACAGAAGAAAACTATAAGAAACTGGAATACTATATCGACAACTTCCCTTCTTTCTTAGTTAAGATCGAAGCAGACTGCCCTAAATGTGGCTTTCATCATGTTGTGAGGTATGCAGATTTCCTAGATTTTTTTCAGTAATAATGGGTCATGACAGACTCGGGAATGTATTTAAAACGAACTTTGCATTGATGCAGCATCATCACTGGAGTTTAACAGAACTAGAACAGTTGATGCCGTGGGAAAGATATATCTACCTTGACATGCTAAAACAATTCTTAGATGAACAAGAGAAACTAAGAAAGCAACATGAGCAAGAACAAAAAGCAAAACTATCGCAACTAGAGCGTCAAGCAAAAATGAGAAGGTAAATGGCATTATCCTTTAAACTAACAAAAGCAAACTACGATGCTCTAAGAAGCATGAGCATGTCACAGAGAATACAAGTAGCCAAGAACGATGAAGTCGGTCAATGGCTCTTGTCTCTAATGTCACCTACTCAATTAGCAGAACTCTTCCCACTATACTATCAGAGAATGTTACCTGTAGATATATCAGGTTTCGCTAAAGCAATGCCAACGTCAATGACAATGGCCAAGCAAAGAGCAATCGAAGAACAGTTACAGAATACGGCTTCTGGAGCATCTGCCGGTGCCAATATGCAAGCAGGTGGATGGAGAAAGAAGTGGCAAGAGAGTATGACTGCTAAGGTTGGTAAGACACCACCTCCACAATTATCAGAAGAACAGAAAAAGACATATGATGCATTGAAGTCTACACCAATGGCTGTCGATGATCCTCGTGCTAAGATGTTTGCAGGACTAGATGAAAGTCAATTATCATCTGTTGGTGTTAAAAAGATTACACAAGATGGTAAAGACTTCTTCAAATATACTGCACCAACTGTAAGTGACGAAGAAGTAAAACGAGCAATCGCAAGTCAAGGCAATTTTGAGCAAAGAGCATCAGCCTTTATGCCAAGATTACAAAAAGATTTGAATATTACAAAAGAACAGGCAGCGGGTATTATAGGCAGTCTAGGAGGTGAAACTGGTGGGCTAAAAGCAGTTCAAGAATTACATCCAGTAATTCCAGGCAGTAGGGGTGGTTTTGGTTGGGCTCAATGGACAGGACCAAGACGAGTTGAGTTCGAACAGTTTTCTGCTGCTAGAGGATTAAGTATTACCTCTGATGAAGCAAACTATCAATTTTTGGTGCATGAACTCAAAGGTAGTGAATCAAAAGCACTTAATCAATTGAAGCAAACTGGCAGCGTCGATGAAGCAGCAAGAGTATTTACTGGTTCAGCAGCCACAGGCATTGGCTATCTGAGACCTGGAATTGAACACTACGGCTCAAGTATTTCAAAAGCAAGACAGGCATATGGTGCAATAGGTATTACTAATGACTATTCGGATAAGTCAATGGAACTTGCTAGAGAAAAACTTATTCGCAATATGGAAGCCAATAGAATTGGTACACTAGCAGAATATACTAATGCAGGACTACCAGCACCAGGCTCACCAGAAGCCTCAGCAATCGTTGGTGATACTAAAGGTGCTAATGCAGTTGCATCAAAGATTAAAGATCAGTTTGGTAATCTAAGCAACCCACAGTGCGTTGCTCTAGCAAAAGCGTATGTTGGTTCTAATAGTTCTGTCACAGAATGGCGCCGTGGTTCTAATGTTATGGACGGTACACTAAAGCCAGGAACACCTATTGCTACATTCATGGATAGAAAAGGCAACCCATCTTCAATGTATGACGGTGGACAAGGTGTCGGTGCACCAGGTAATCACACAACCCACGCTGCTGTCTTCCTAGACTATCAGAGAGATGGTGCAGGTAAGATTACAGGCATTCGTGTCATGGAGCAATACAAAGGCTCTGGAGGTGCTCATGAACGCACATATCCTGTCGGTGGCTTCGGTACTAACAATGCTGCTAACTATCACTCTATTAATGATAAGAGTGGTGCACCATTAGGGTCTACTAATCCTATGGTACAAAACGCAGCAGTTGATCCACCTAAGACACCACTTGCCGATTATACTTCTAAAGTTCCTATGCAGGCTAACCCACCACCTAAACCAGTAGAAGCAAAGCCTGCAAACAAAGACAATGCACAACCACCTAAACAAGTAAAAGCAAATGCTAAAGGTGGTATTAACAAGATTAACACAGAACAAATCTCAGCATATCCAATCGGTGGTGCTCAAGGTGATAATGCAGTTGTTGTCAATGCACAGCAGCAACCACTCTTTACAATGAATACTAATGAGAAGATGCTTATTGATCCTAAGAAGGATACGGCACAGGTTATCCCTGATCAAAAGCCAGATGTGAGCCAGAAGCCAACACAAGATACAGGTGTTATGGATGAATTTAAAGCAGCCATTCAGGAACTTAAAAACGAGTTCTCACAGAATGATCCTGGCAAGTTTAAGCAACCTGATATGCCTAATAGAGAGACATTCGATAAAGATACACAACAGGGTCATATATTAGATGGTATGAATGATTTGTCTAAAGAATGGTATTCAACACCTTCAATGAAACGTGCTGCATTTAGAACAGGTGGTGTTGAGACCGGTGAACCAGTAAGTAACTTCCATTATAGTCACGGTAACAGATCATAAAAAAGGGGAGCATTTCTGCTCCCCAATTCTATTAGTCCTCAGCAAGTTTTCTAAACATTGCTAGATCCTCATCCTCGTCATCTTCGACAACGGGAGCCTTCTTAGCAACTGGCTTAGACTGGGTGAATGGAACATCATCATCGTCATCAACAACTGGTGACTTCTTAACAACTGCGGTTGCTACAGTCATAGTTGAGGTACCGGTTGATAGCCCCATAACGTCATCAAGACGCTTCTTCAATTCATCATAAGACTTGAAGTTCTTAGAGTCAACAATCTCCTTGAGAGAATACTCAGACTTCCAAATTGTTTCCAACTCAGAGTCATCTTCACTCAAAGGACCTGGTGTTAAGAATGTTGATTCATCGTAGTTTGGAAAACCAGACTGACGGGTCATCTTCAACTTGAATGGTGCACCAGCCCATAGATCGAATGGGTTGACCTTGGCTTCTGACTCAAGGTCTGGGTTCATCATCTTTGTAATCTTATCAAAGATTTTCTTACCATACTTGAATAGAAATACCTTACCCTCATTCTGTGGGTTCTTAGGATCGTTGATAACCTGAATATTAGAGACATAGTGCAGACGACGCTTCTGATCACGAGCCTGCTTACGCTCCGGTGAGTTATCATCACCCGAAGCATTCCACAGAGTGGAGTTATACTCAGAAACAGGATCCTTCTGACCTAGAGTCGTTAGGGACTTCTCAATATACCACTTACCAGTGATCTTATTCTGGAAGCCATGGTCCCAATACTGTACCCATGGTAGAGCATCTTCACCGTCTACTGCTGGGCCAGGAAGAAAGCGAATAACTGCTAGAGCATTACCTGACTTATCAGGGGTAGGCTTCCAATAGTTATCGGTTTCTTTGTTTTCGTATGTGGGGGTATTGAGTTTGTCCACTTCCTTTAGTAGGTTATCAAAGGACTTAGACTGCTTCTTGAGGTTTGCAAAGTTCATATATTTTCTCCGTATGTTCGTTGTATAGTCGTATTATCCACATATTCATAATATAATGTTTGTATTGTAACAGAAGAATCTCCTTCTGTCAAGTGATATTTAGTCACCATTGCATAGAAGGATCATTTAGATCCTCCCATTCCCATTTGCTGATGGGATCCTTTCTTTCATCGACAACAGCCTGACACTCAAACTTGACCTCTTGTATTGTCTTTTCTCCCCATGTGCGACGAGGATTAGCACACATATAGCAACGAGGATTGCCACAGTTCATGGCATGTTTCTTGTGTAACTTGTGCTTATTGTTGTCGTTGTAATACCCATGATCGTGGGTCTTAGCGATATCAAACTGTCGTTCGATATGTCTGTCTTTCTGTTGAAATCTCTTTTGTCGTTTAGTCTTGGAGTAACTCATATCCATAGATAATCTCCATATAATATAGAACTTCATCTGATGGCAGCCAAATAGTTTGTGTATCTTTACATACTAGAACCATTCGACCTTCTTCATTGAATGTTCTAAAGTAATACCCATCTGCAACTTGCAATAGAATATCTGACGCTTTACCCTGTAGAGTTTCCATTTACTTTCTCCTTGAGTATGGCTTTGATTCTATCCGAGTCATACTTTAGGAAGGGTCTATACTTTCGGACTTTCAAAGCAAGTCTTGACCAAATGATATCATCATCTCCTAAGTATTTATCAAACTTATCAGTATAGGGTATGAAATCATTTAGAATGACCGCAGACTCAAAAGCAATAGATTGACGGAGAGTAAGATTGATAATATGAGGATACTCCCCATCGACAATACTAAAAGCACGTTTACAATCGTGTTCAAATACTCTGTCCATGTCATTCTTGAAGATATATGAGAGTGATTGTTGTCGCTTCTGTAACTCATAAAACGCTCCATGTGCATCTTCCTCAAGCATGTCTGTTATATAATGCCGATCTTCTAAGAAGTTTGCAATGTAGAAGTTTTTCAACTCCTCGGCATTATATAGTTTCGCAACCTTTTCAAAGAATGCCTTATCGTTACGCTTTAGATATGACTCCTTAGTTGCACGGAGTTTACCGTTCATCTGAAAGAAGTCATACTTAGCACTAGTGAAATGAGTTCGCAAGGCTAAGAATAACAGATATGCACCATATCCTGAGAAGTGTTTCATTTTATCCGTTAGATATATGATGAATCGGTACGATAACGCTTCATGGTATCTTCCATAGTCTGTGCTGTGATACCAGCATCATCTAAGGTCTGCTTATTGATAGTATATTCAGCACCATGAATCAATACTTTGCCGATTGCTTCCTGTTTCAACTTCTCAAATGATTCACGAATGGCCTCACGGTGAGCATCTAACAGAGTTTTCTTACTGCCATCATCAAGAGTCCAACCTTTGGTAAGAAAGTTGCTTAGACGATACTGATGGTTCTTACTATTCTGATCATTATTAATCTTGAGGATCTTATTCTTGATACAGTCAAACGTCTCACGGTTGATATAGAGTTTGTCTTCCGCAGGAACAAATGAAACCTTGCAATGCTTATAGTCAAAGTGACTCAGTAGTTCCTCACGAGTCTTATACTTGGTGAGAATATACTGTGCCTGTGTCTTAGTGTTATTGATAACATCAAGAATGTTTGTATTGTGCATATAAGACATCATTTCGGAACGTGACCATTCCGTGTCTGCAAAAGGAACATCATCAAAGATTGAATTGATAGGTGTGATAGGATTGTAGGCATCCGCCATTGCCTTTTTCGCCGCTTCTTC